TAGCTTCTGCGATAGCAACGTCTGTTGATTCTTCAACTTCCTCCAAAACTTCAGCACCGGCTTCGGCACTATCGGTTTCTTCGTCAAGAGATTCAGAAGATTTACTTTTAGCTTCTTTTTCTTCTTTTTCTTCTTCGTCTTTATCTTTATCCTTCTTCATCCAAGGAGGCATTTCGGCCTTCTTTTTCATTACAGCCACAATTTTGTCGAAGGTCTCTTCGTCTACAGACTCAAAATCTCCAACGGTCGCAGCGGCTTCTTCGGAATCAAGTCCAATTTCTTCCAATTTAGCCTGTCGTTTCATAACCGCTTCTTTTTTCTTCATAACGGCCACTTCTTCTATCATACCTTCGTTTTCCTTTGTTAGAGCTTCAACCTTTTCGCTATAAGTAGCGATTTCGGCTTCTTTCTCTTCCAAAGTACTAGCAAGAGTTTTGTTAGCTTCAGTTTTTTCAGAGATCTTAGCTTCCAAAGCCTCGACCTTAGTCTGAAATTCTGCTTGTTTTTCGGCTACAACCTTATCTCGAAGTGATTCGTTTTCGGTTTTCGCTTCTGCAAGCTCTTTTTGCAGGTCTACTACCTGCTTTTCGTTATTCTCACTCATTGTATTCTCCCTTATAGAGGATATAGTTAAAAGTTCTGCTTTCGATTCGTCAAAAAAATCGCTTCCTTCCAAAATTACACTACGAGGATTAGCAGGTTTGGAAACCAAGCCTTTACCAGAGAACGATAAGTTTCGTAATAGTCTGCCAACTCTATAGTTTTCATATTCTCCACTCCCACCGTAAGATCTTAGATGTTTTGTTAAAAATGCTGAGGCCTCGTCACGGCTAACCACTTTGGTAGAACCATCTGAAGCTGTTAGAGCGTAGTCAAAGTCCGGAAAAAGGCATTCCATAGAAACAAACCATTTTCCATCCTCGATCTCAGAAACAATTTTTTGCATTCTGCTTCTTTGATCAATGTCGCTCCACTCAGTATATATAACAGAAGTGGTAAGTATATTAAATGTCTCTGGCACCTCGTCCGTCTCAATATCGATTTCTTCTCCGTTATAATCGACCACTTTATTGCCAGTTATGTGGCCGATGATGTCTTTTTCGTCATGCATGAAATTAAAAGGTTTATCTTCCGGTGTACTTTTAGCTGCCCATAACTCTTTAGGGTCAAATACATCGTCATTCTTGTTCCATCCGGTGCTAACCAGTATGGACTTAAGATAATATAAGTCTATTTGTTCTTCATTCTGAGCAACGGAAAGTTCAGTAGAATTTTCTGCAATAACCTCCATTAGGTTGCTAAATTCTTCTGTTGACTTTTCGGGCTTATATGTTTCAGCAATGGCGCAACATGCAACGCTTGTATCGCTTGAAAGTATTTCAGCTAGTCCGTCTTTTATCTCAGATTTGTATATTTTCATTATATAAAGGTCTCCACGTTCATAATACACACAAAATAAAATCTTTGGTTATTATTTGCCAAAATCACACATTTCTACAAAGCAAGAAGCGTGTATATATTTCATCTCAGAGCTGTTTGGCTGCTTATTATTTGCAGAAGTGAAGGAATCTACCTTAGCCTCCACTAGAGAACCGAACTCACTAGATGGTTTTGTTCCTCTGTCTAATAGATCCTTAACAATCTCCGGAGTTATTTCCATATATGGCGTCATGCCTGTAAGAATGCATATCTTTAGATACTCCAACTGATCGACCTCGGCCTTGTTTAGGCTGCGAGCATTTTTCTTATTGAAGTGAGAGAGGGCAATCGGAGAAACGACTTCGGATATTTTGTTTTGCGCCTCCACGGCCCAAAGCGTAGCCGTTGTAGCGTCACCGCTTCTAGGTGTTACGCGTTTCTGTTTTCGCTTTTTTGTATCTCGTGAAAATTTAGGACGACCATTGTCTTCTACCGGAACACGTTCTGGCTCTTGTTGAGGGGTGTTTGTTTCAATCACCTCTTCTTGCTCTACCGAAGTGGGAGGAAGTCCAAGCTTTTCCAAATACTGCTCAGAGTCTAGCGCGTCTTTAGTTAAGGCTATCTTAGCAACATCGTCCTTGTGTTGAGGATTGTGATAAGGCCCAGCCTTCTTAGGAGAACTGTTATCGTTAGATCGTTCTCTTTCTTCTCGACGAACACGAATGCGCTCAATCCCCGGAAGCTCTTTAAATCTTTCAAGTAAAGTTTCGGTAGATATAATATCTCGGTCCGCAAGCTGTATAAGAAGCTGTTTTTCCGCCGCTTCGTCTGAGAGAATAATTGAATCAAAATGAATTTCAGCTGGAAATCTAAAGCCCATAGCTTTTCTAACTATCTCAATCTCCTGTCGCCAAAACCCTTTTAGTATCTCTCGTCCATATTCGAGTCTTTCTACCAAGGTTTTCAGACTAACATAGTTATTTGTATAGCCTCCGCCCGTGGACGCTCCTGTTAACGTAGGAGGAATTCCAAGTCCGGCGTAAATGCTTGTCAAAACAGGCTGGTATTTTTCAGCGCCCAAGAACTTATAAACCTGAGACTGACTTTCTGAAAACTCAAGCTCCGGACCCCAAACCAAGTCCATAGTTCCACCACCAACATTGCTTGCTAAAATATCTCGCAGTTTATTTATGGCGGCCTTTGTTGGAATAATTTTATGATCTAGATTACCAACAGTCCACAACCTAACATTAGAGATGGCCCCATCAAGAGCTGCCAAGTCCGCAAGTTTCATTTTTTCTAACATTATGATGTCATCAAGAATGGCATATATCATTGGGTTTGCCCACAACAACCAGTCGTCTTTCTTGTAGTGGTAGAAGCTTACCTTATCTAGATCAAGCGGAATAGTCCTGTCTCCACTCTTTAGTCTTTTCTGTAGGTCGTTTGGTAGAGTTCTAAAAACTGTTTTGTTTGTACTTGCACTGTTTACCAAAGTTTCATAGGTGTATTTAGATAGGTTTAGAGCAAATTGAGGCTTCCCAACCATCTGTGCCCCTTGGTCTTGAACATCAACGGCAAGCGGATTTAAAAAGTCATACGTCCAAGGGACCTCTCTCCTATTTACCTTTATATCTTCTAATCTGAGGTCTGCTCCAGCGGCCCTTCTTAACTCTAGTTCCTTTTTGCGACTCAACTTTGCGGTTCGTCTTTTAACAACGACATTGCCACATCTGTAGAGATAATTCAAAAACCTTTCTGACCTATCTACGCCACCAACCTGAGTAAACCATTTTCTATAGAATTTCTCTATTGTTTTATTAGGATGCACAAGTGTAAGTCCCTGTGAAGCAAAATCGCTCATAAGATCAATAACGTTACGAATTATACCAACCCGATCATAGGCGTCCATACTCTGCTTAATTATTCTTTTTTGGTGGCTAGCTACAGATTCTCCGGGACGGAAATTGTCGTAGTCTTGACGAGAAAAGCCGGTTCTTACAGACCTGTTGGGCTCAATATCTATATAGCTAGACCTGCGGCCGTCCGAATATGCAGTAGCCTTTTGGATTCCGTCATAAGCCTCTATCGCATCAGCAGTTTGTACGTAGGCTTCTTGTTTTTGGGAATCGCTGTCCCACGTTCTGTATAGTGGTGATTTAGACATTTATGTTAATCTCCGGCAATGTTATTGTTAATACTACTGTCAATACTACTATACACAAGCTAATAGACATCTTGCATTTTTTCTGAAAACCAAGACGGCCCGTGATAAAGTTTTTCGTTTTGGAACTTGTCGCTGGTGTCCCTTTGGGCAAATCCTCCGATGGTAGAAAATTCGGTAATGCCTTTTTCTATAAGAAAACTACGTGCGGACATGTTGGCCATAATTAAAGATGAGTACCTATCTTTGCGCAATCTATTCTTTCTTCCTGCCGCAACTTTGACTTCGGGAGTATCCCATCTCTCGCGACCGGTTGTGGTTTGTGTCATAATTATCATAGAAAGCTCATCCTTAAGCTCTTCGATCTCCATAACACAGTCTTCAAGCGTATCGTACTTTCTGCCAGACACTTTATCGTGCTCAATAGAAAGACCGATACTTGCCGAGTCAAAGAATGGAAAAAGCAAAACCTTGTCTTCAAAGTCTTTTCTTAGTCCGTGATTAGCCTCTGCTAGCCAGTCCGCCCTTGCGAACTGACAAAGCTTGAGTA